CACGATCTTTGTATCCCAACTTCTCATAAACGCTCATTATTCTTCTCCTGAATATTTGCCAACATAACACACGTTGTTATAAACTTCTTGGCTGATATCACCATCTTTACACAGGCTATCAGTCCAGTCATTGAAAGACTCATTAAATGCGATACTATCATCTGCATCATAAGTTTCAAGAACCATTGGCGCGACTTCTTCATCAAAACGGGCTGAAAATTCACGATTAATATAAGTTACGTTGCTCATAATATAGTTTCCTAATTCAAATTGGTTGGTCAATCTCTCAGTACAAGGGCATCTTCTCATACTGAGCGAGGCATTGCAAGTATTTATGAAGTTTTTACGTGGGGTTTGTCCCAGCTACCAACTTCGATATCATAGTAAAAAGCGGTATCAAAGTAGTCTGTCATTGCGTCAGAATCATCGTAGTAGTTACCTGTGATTCGAACGATGTCCTCAATCTTTGCGATAACATCTTTGCTGGCGTGATTTCTCAAGTGGTAGAATCCGCTGGAATTAGACTCACCTTCTGCAAAATACGGTGATTTCATAATTTTAACAAAAATCTTTGCGTGGTCGCGCATGGTAATAGAGAATTTAATTTCTGGAAACTCAGCTTTAAGCGCGTTACGAATAAGCTTGGTTGTTTCTTTGGTGATAAAAGCCATAATTCAATCTCCTAATGGCTGAGAGGTCATTCCCTCAGTACAAATCCATTATTTCATACTGAGGTCTGAAATGCAAGGGATTCTTTTTAAAATCTCACTTCTCCCATGGTCAGGTAAAGTTTGGTGGTATCTTCAAAGAGTTCTTTAAGGTCTTCTGCAAAGACGTTGTTGAAAGTTTCACGAACGGTGTAAGTGTGTCCACGAATCCAGCCAAACTCAAGATCATACAGATCGTTTTCGTTCAAAAGAACTTTGAAATAGTTGGCGGGTTTGGAATTGATGGTGGTTTTCATGTGCTTCATAGAAACACCACCATTTTTCTCGTTGTGAGCTACAATGTTCTTGGCACCGATCATGTACGTGCTGCGACCACCACCGAACTGCTCAATAATCGCTTTTGCTACTGCCATGTGTGTCATATCTAATCTCCTAGTGTTTTCTCAATTTCTACAATCAGTATACATCATCTATTTTGGCATTGGAAGTTTATCGTAAAAGGTTCGTTCACTGGTTTCAGTATCAAACACACTGACCTTAACCTGTTCTGTCATACTGATGACCTTGGCTTGCCAGTGCGCCACCTCTTCAATCCCTGTGGAGCAATGACGTTCAGGGATTGAATCGTCTGACCAGAAAATGTGAATTACATATCTCATGAGAATTCCGTGATTTTTAGTTTACGGTCAACAATGTAAACAGAGCCTTCAGTAATGTCAACAACAGTTGGAATTAATGCGTTATAGGTCTCATCATAATCAATGACAGAGAACTCGTTCATACCCATATCAACAACCAGTACAAAATTTGAATTCCGAGCTTCGTCTGATGTAAATGCGTATTTTGCAGCTTGTTTGATGAGAGGTGTGGTGTATTCGTTCATGATGTAGTTCCTTTTGGGTAGGTATTTCTCAATTTCTACAATCAGTATAAAGGAATTTTGAAGGGGTGTCAACCATCCATTGAATGAATTTTTGTTATATTAAGAGAAAAGCAATTAGCCTTTCTAATAATTATCATTTTTTCTTCATCACTAATTTTTCTAAAATCACAATAGAATTTGTTTGATTTTTTCATATTGCAATCATTACACAATACTTGCAAATTATCAAAATCAAACTCCAAGTTTGGATAGCGACTTCTAGGAAATATATGATCTATATGACAAGGCCCACCAAGTACACCACACCGCATACATCTCTTTCCATAATTATTAATAACAACTTGTCTTAAATTTTTCCATCTTTTAGACATAAAAAAGTTGTTTTGCTTTTTATTTTTATATTTGTATCGGGTTCTGTGTATATATACTTTTTTGTATTTTCTCGATGGTAATTTATAGTCTTCTTCTTTTGTTAAAGAAACAATCCAAAGAAGAATTTCTATTCTGTTTTTTATTGTTACAGGAAGAAATATATCACATAGTTCTAGTCTTTCAGATACATGATACACATCATCTGAATCAAAAACAAGTCCTTTTTCTTTTTTTAGTATTTTTAGTGCTTTTCTGTATTTCATATTTTTATCCCTTTATGTTGGGTAAAATACTAACACACTAAAAAATTCTTGTCAACAACCACGTTATAAATAGTCATGTGATCAAAATAGCTAGGAATCAGCATGGCAGAAAACGTAGCTCCACCAAATAAACGCGGTCAATATCACCAAGGGATTTATAACATACAAAACCCTGATAAATATTTAGGTGATCCTAGAAAATGCGTTTTTCGGAGCGGCTGGGAAAAGAAGGTATTCAAGAAATTTGACCTCAATCCAAAAGTGGTGGCATGGGGAGCAGAAATTATAGAAATTCCTTACGTTTCTCCTAAGACTAACAGAGTTCATCGTTATTATCCAGATGTTTTTGTGGTTGCTGATAATAACGGGGTAAGAGTTATCACACTCATTGAAATCAAACCCCTTAGAGAAACACAGTTACCAAAGGCTAAAGGTAAGAAAAAAGAACGATACTTGAACGAGGTTATCACTTACCACCTTAACAAAGCAAAATGGAAAGCAGCAACAGCCTATTGTAAAAACAAAGGTTGGGTATTTAAAATTATGACGGAGGTTGAGATTCAACCATGAGTATATCATCAAGCATGTTTAAAAAGCTAGATAATGATCTGGATAATGAAAACAGAAATAAGCGAGGCGCTTACAAAGTTCTGGCTTTTCCACAAGACATTGATATCAATGGCACTCAGAATATCATGTTCATCAATATCAATGTGGTTGAGGGATCAAAGCAGTACATCGGCAAGAAATACAAAATTGTGGATGGGGATATCCCTGTCTATCAACAATCTACATCCGGTAGTTTAGCGCGGAAAATGAAAGGGGCTACAAAACGCATTGATAAAAGCATTGCATTGTATATTCCTAATAACGTTCAGACATCTTATGGCTCAGATTGGAACACAAGCAATCTAGAGAGTGTTGGCGCGGTTTTTGATGCTGGAACCAGCATTGGTGACTTGACGGGTGTACAAGGCTGGAAACAGATTTGGGAAGCGGCTAAGAACGTAGCACCAGATGCTATGTTGAATACATTAGCAAGCGCGACACAAACGTTAACAGGCGTTAACACAAAAGACGCAAAACAAGCATACACACGAAGTATTTCAAACCCGTATACAGAAGTTATCTTTAACGGGGTACAGAACAGGTCATTCAGTTTTACGTTTAAGTTTATTCCAAAATCAGAAGAAGAGCAAAAAATAATTAAGGACATTATTGATCTGTTGAAATTTCATCGCGCACCAGAAATTAAATACGGAAACGTAAATAATTACCTAACTTTCCCATCAGAGTTTGACATTATGTTTTTGAACAAAGGCATTGAGAATGAGGCTCTTTTTAAAATTTCTACTTGCGCCATGACAAATATGAGCGTAAGCTATGGTGGAGAAAATAGCTTTTCAACATATAAAGACGGGTCTGCATTTTCTACGGAATTGACACTTGACTTCATGGAAATGGAAGTCTTGAGTAAAGAGCGCCACAAGGAAGGGTTCTAATGTCATTTTTCAAAAAGTTTCCGATAATAAAAGCATATAAACTAAATGATGATACCTACACAGTGGTTGATGTGTCCAAGCGATCATCTAATAAAAATGTGTTCTTTGAAAGTTCTGACTACTTTATTGAGTACGAACTAAAAGAAGGGGATACTCCTGTTATATTAGCTGATAAGCTTTATGATGATGCAGAACTGGCATGGACAATTCTTCACTTCAATAACATTGTTGATTATTATAATGAATGGCCCCTTGAACAAGAGGCTCTTAGACAATATATAATCAAGTCTTATAATGATCCATATGGTATTCATCATTATTTAAGTATCCAGACAGGAAACATTGTAGGTACAAATCATCCAAATTACGACAAGGCCGCAATTACAAATTATGAACATGAAGTTTTTTTAAACGATTTAAAGCGCAATATCAGGATTATCAGAACAGACTACATAGGTGAGTATGTAAACAGCCATGACGAGGAAGCGGGAAGGCTATGAAATATACTCAGAATGGGGCATATGTATTAAAAAAGTTGAAACTCGATTTTGACGATGACCAAGTTTCTCATAATTTGATTCCTCTATACCTAGACATTTCAATTTATGAATCTATGTTCAGTGTCGGGATGTCGGGAAACGTCACCATTATGGACAGCAATTCGCTTTACAATGAAAACTTCTTGGGTAATGGGGAACGAATCACCATTGTCTTTGAAACCGCTGGTGTAAAAAAAGAATTTTCAGTAACGGGTATTGTTTATAAATGCTCTCCGCCAGCCAGAGTAAATGAACACACATCTGGTCTTATTTTATACTTTTGTTCTGATGAAGTTATTAACAACATGCGGTCAAGGGTGAAAAAATCATACACCAACGTATGTTCTTCTATTGTAAAGGATATTCACAACTCGATATCTACCAAAACATTAGCAACGATACCAACAAAAGAAATAAATCATTTTGTAGGAGCTAATCAACACCCATTTGATGTGATTGCAAATTTATCTCGCCGTTCCATGTCCACAAAAGATGAAGGTGGGTATCTGTACTTTGAGAATAATCAGCAATTTTGTTTCTTGCCAATTGAGTATTTGTACAAGCAAGAACCAATATCTCAGTATAAGTATAAAAATTCTGGTGTATACGATGACGTAGATAATAAGCTGGAAGAATCATTTTCATCCATACAAGATTATTCAATTATTGATATTCCGGGTTTTATGGAACAGATTGATGATGGCGTACTGGGTTCAAAAACCACTAACCTAAATCTTTTGGAAAAAAGTGTTTCTACGGTGGCTTATGACAATGTGAGTGCATTTTCCTCTATTAAGTCACTTGGGAAGGTGGCTAACTTAAATAACAGTCTTGTGAATGCGGATAAAAATGATAAGCTGTACACATACATTGATGATGTGAATAAACCTTTTCATGCATTCAGGTTAAAGAACATAAACATTTTGTTAAACACACAACGATACGCGGCTAGAATTACGGTGTTTGGTGATACCAACAATATATGTGGAAGTATTATTATTTGCAATCTTCCAGTGTGGGGGACATCTGCTAATAAAGGGATCATTCCAGACCCGTATTCTGGAAAGTTTCTTGTGACTGAAATAAAGCACACGCTTAAAAGAAATCAATACACACAGACTATGAAGTTAGTTAAAGATTCATTTGAGGTTGGTAAATGATAGGAACTCCTTTTATTCCATTCTACGGCTTTGTAGAAGACGTGAACGACCCTGAAAAATTGGGTAGGGTTCGGGTCAGGGTGGTGAGTTATCACTCTGAGAATAAGTCTGTGCTACCCACAGACCAATTGAAATGGTTTATGTGTGTGGTTAATAATTCCGAATCGCAAGCTGGCATAGGAACAAACCCAAAATATAACATGGGTTCTATGGTGTTTGGTTATTTTATTGATCAGACATTACAAAACGGAATGATTATTGGTTCCTTGAACGGTATGCCTGATGGTGAGAATGATATCAACAAGCTTGCCAGAAATGAATCTATTGATCAAACCATCATTCAACAAAAACGCGACAGCATGTTGAAAAATGTAAATGTGGTAGGTGGTGGAAAATGGTCAGAACCTGAAACCCCATACAACACACAATACCCAAATAACAAAGTGACACAATCCAACAGTGGTCATGTAACTGAGTGTGACGACACTGAGGGGGCAGAACGATTGCATGTATACCATCGGTCAGGTTCTTTCTATGAACTACACCCAGATGGCTCACAAGTGGTTAGGATCGTAAAAGATAACTACAGCATCACAGCAGGGGATAATTTTCTCTACGTAGATGGTGATATTAATATGACCGTGAATGGAAATTTAAACCAACATATTACAGGTGATCATAATATTCAGGTAGATGGTAATAGAACAGAGGTTGTTCTAGGAAATTTAAAACAGAATATTGGTAGAGAAAAAAGCACATTAGCTAGTGGTGGGTATGCAGTAGATGGAGCGACTATTGACTTGAATAGTGGAAAGGCGTCAGGTAATAGCGGAATCCCTGTTATTCTATCACCAGAATATGATGTTGAAGCTGCTAGAGCCATAATCAATTCAGCAGGTCGTTACGCGGCGTTAGACGAAGAATCAGAAATTGGTTCTACACCTAGCACATATCCAGAAGATGCACCACCAGATTCGTTTGATGGGGAAGTAAAAGAAGAATCAGATGTTCAGGGCGAAGAAAAGATTGCCGAACCAATTTTATGTTCTACAAAGATAAATGATGGAAATATTAATTCATCTATGTCGCTTGGTGGAACCAAATTTACTATTGGCGAGCTTTCTAATAATGCTGTATTCGCTCACACGATACGTGATCAGGCAGGGCTTACAAAACAAGATATTGTTTGTAATTTGGAATCTCTGGCAAAAAACATTTTACAACCTCTTTATGATGAGTATGGAAAATTTACAATCAATTCTGGATTTAGAATTGGTAGTGGTCGGTCACAACACGAGCTTGGGCAAGCCGTAGACATTCAAAATTCTTCATGGAGTTATAAAAAGTACCTTGAGGTCGCTGAGTGGATTACAGAGAATTTAAAACCAGATTCTGTGATTCTTGAACACGGGAAGTCAATTTGGTTGCATATTTCATATAATGGAACTTCCAAAACACAAAGAGGAAAAGTTTTAACAATGATCAGTGGAAAATTTGAAAAGGGGTTAAGATTGTATTATGTTTGAATATGAATGGTCACACATAGAACAAATTGCAACTATTAATTCTGGTGATTCTATTTCATTCACAATCTTTGTAGAGCGTATTGAAATTGATACTATAACGCAAGAAGAAATTCGAACAAAACTTGACGTAAGTTATGGACATATTATTAACAAAGAAACAAATTTAGAAGATTTTCCAGACACGGTGAATGTTTCTGATGATGGTGTGTTTATTAACATTTCTGGAAAAGTTGATGCTGATGCAGTATTTGTTGAAAAAGCATATTCTGCTTCAGGAGTTTCAAGAGAAGTAGAAACTATTGAAGATATTCCTTTTGGTGGAAAGGTTCATAAACTTATTCCTAGCAGCGATGAGTATAAATATTTCAAATGGAAGATATTTGCGGGTTCAATTGAAAACGATGATTATGTTGAAAGAGAATTCACACTCGCAGTTCGTGTTTCTTGGGATGCAGCAAATAAAACAATTATTAAACTAGCAAGCGAGATACAATAATGAAACCAGTAGCTGTATTTGGTTCAATGTGTTCTGGTCACGGCTCCTTTCCACCGCGCCCTAACGCCCAAGCCAGCACAGATGTCTTTATCAATGGTATAGG